CTTCTCGTGGACTTGGTTCTCTTGTTCCTAAAGATGGAGCAATGATGGTTCAACCTGATTTTCGTTTAGCAACTGCAGCTGATATCGTAGCTGATCCTTCAGCCCCAGATGCTTTCGTTCAGGGTGTTATGGAAAACGTAGAATGGCTTTATGATCCTGTTAAAGATACATGGCATGAAGAAAAATTGGATAACATGAAAAAGAAAATTCATGCTATGTCAAAAAATCAGCTTGAAGAACAGCGCATCGCCATTTTTGAGAACTATTTAACATCTCTCACCTTTAAACAGTAACAATTATAAATAAATCTAAATTCCACTAAGGAGACTCTCAGATGTCAGAAGAAAACGAAATGATTGATAACCTTGACGAAGCTACAACTGCAATGGATTCATTGAAGCCTGCAGCTCGTTCGGCTGGTTCAGATCCAAAATCAAAAATTGATTACATCACTCACACTATCGGTGCTATGCATGCGATGCGTAAGGACGACCTTACAAAGTGGTTTGATAGCGCGATGGCTCTTATCGGCAAGGAAGCTTCTCACCTTCCAGGCGGCGCTACAGAAGGCGGAAACCAGTCATCAATTGACATGAAGCCATCTTATGCATCTTCAACAAAAGGCCCAAAGACTCGTATGCCAATGCCAAAACTTTCTGTAAAAGAAGACGTTGAAGAAATGTTTGCTGGCTCTGACCTTTCAGAAGAATTTAAAGAAAAGGCATCAACTCTATTCGAAGCAGCTGTGACAGCTCGCGCGATGGTTGAAGTTGCTCGCCTTGAAGAAGAATTTGAAACACAGCTTGAAGAAGCTGTAGCAGAAATTAACGAAGAATTATCTTCTCGTCTTGATTCATACCTTTACTACGTAGTCGAGAACTGGATGCAAGAGAATGAAGTTGCTATCGAATCTTCACTACGTAACGAACTTACTGGTGAATTTATCGAAGGCATGAAGAATCTATTCGCTGAACACTATATCGATCTCCCAGAAAACAAGGTTGATGTTGTAGAATCTCTTGCTGATAAAGTTGAAATGCTTGAAGCAAAGATGGGCGAATTGATCGAAGAAAATTCAGAATACAAGAAAGCTATTGTTGAAGTAGAAAAAGAAAATGTATTCGAATCTTTCTTAGATGATCTTGCTCTATCTCAGCAAGAAAAATTTGCTGCTCTAGCAGAAGGCGTGGATTTCGACGGCGATCTTGATACATATGCAAGAAAACTATCTATTATCAAAGAAAACTATTTCACAACAGAAAAGAAAGCACCAGTTTCTACTAATATCGTAGAAGAAACATTTGAAGGTGAAGTTTCTGAAACAATTGTAGCAAGCGATCCAACTATCGGAGCTATTGCTAAGGCGATCTCTAAGTCGATTAAAAGATAACAATTATATAAATAAAAAATATCCTAGAAACAAAAGGAGACAAAAATGTATCTAGCTGAGGACATCCAAAAGAAGTGGCAGCCAATTCTTGAGCATGCCGATCTTAACCCAATCACTGATGCGCACCGTCGTTCAGTAACAGCAATCATTCTTGAGAACACTCAACGTGCTCTTACTGAATCAGCTGCTCACGGTTCATATCAAACTCTTACAGAAACTGGTCTTGAGCCACAAGGCGGCAACATTATGGGCACTTCAAGCTCAACTGCTGGCGCTGGTGGTATCGATACTTTCGATCCTGTATTGATCAGCCTTGTTCGTCGTGCGATGCCTAACCTTATCGCTTATGACATCTGCGGCGTTCAGCCAATGACTGGCCCAACTGGCTTGATCTTTGCTATGCGTTCGAAGTATAACAACCAAGGTAACGGTACTTCAAACACTTCGTTCGGTGGCAATAACACTAACGAAACATTCTATAACGAAGTTAATACTTCATTCTCATCTATCGTTTCTGGTAACTCCAGCTTCGGTCAGAACTTTGTTGGTACTATCCCAGGTGCAACAAATACTTCTCCATTGACTGCGAACACTACCTATAACACTGGTACTGCGATGCCAACAGCTACAGCTGAAGCACTTGGCGCTTCTTACTATGCTAACGGCGCTGCTGGTCCTGGCGACTTTGCTCAGATGGCATTCTCGATTGAAAAAGTAACTGTTACTGCTCAATCACGTGCTCTAAAAGCAGAATACACTATGGAACTTGCTCAAGACTTGAAGGCAATCCATGGTCTAGACGCTGAAACAGAACTAGCGAATATCCTTCAGGCTGAAATTCTTGCTGAAATCAACCGTGAAGTTGTTCGTACTATCAACATCACTGCTGTTCAAGGCGCTGCTACTAACGTAACTACCGCTGGCGTTTTCGATCTTGACACCGACTCAAACGGTCGTTGGTCAGTTGAAAAGTTCAAGGGTCTTATGTTCCAGCTTGAACGCGAAGCTAACCAACTTGCTAAAGACACTCGTAGAGGCAAGGGTAACATCATTATCTGTTCTTCTGACGTAGCGTCAGCATTGCAGATGGCTGGTGTTCTCGACTACACTCCTGCTCTTAACAGCAACAACCTACAAGTTGACGATACTGGCAATACTTTCGCTGGTGTTCTTAACGGTCGCTTCAAAGTTTATATCGATCCATATGCGATCGGTGGTAACTACGTTACTGTTGGCTATAAGGGTTCGTCAGCGTTCGACGCTGGTCTATTCTATTGCCCATACGTTCCTCTACAGATGGTTCGCGCTGTTGACCAACAGTCTTTCCAACCTAAGATTGGTTTCAAGACTCGTTACGGCATGGTTGCAAACCCATTCGCAGAAGCTACAAACCAAGGTTCAGGACGTCTCGTTCTTTCGACTAACCGCTACTATCGTCGTGTTATCGTTAACAACCTTATGTGATCAAAAGATCGGGTTAACCGACAAAAGACTAGGGGAGCAGAAATGCTCCCCTTTTTTTGCTTGACTTATGTCACGATTAACAGTATAATCATTAATGCACTGATGATAAATATACTGCATAGGTATTGGAGATAATAATGACAGCAATAGACAATACACCAGTAAACAAGAATTTCTTGAGTCCGCTTAATTTCGTATTCCAGATTAAGCGTTCACCTCATCTTAACTTCTTTATTCAAAAAGTCAACCTTCCATCATTATCTCTCAATTACCCACAACAGCCAACACCATTTACGACTATCTGGGTTCCAGGCGAACATCTAACATATGGAACACTAGATGTTGAGTTTAAGGTTGATGAAGATTTACAGAACTGGTTTGAAATTCATAACTGGTTAAGATCACTCGGTTTTCCTGATAACTTTGGTGAATATAATACGATTGAAAAACAGACACCAACAAGCGGTAAGGGTATTAGATCAGATATATCTCTAATCTTATTGAACGCTGTTAAACTACCAAGATGGGAAATAACATTTAGAGAAGCATTTCCTACATCATTATCTGCTCTTCAATTCGGCACTACTGATGAATCTGTAAATTACATTACTGCAACAGCTTCCTTTAGATTTATCTTATACGACGTTAACGAAGTTACTTGACTTTTATTGTCTTTTATAGTATTATTATACTGTAATTAAGATTGTGGAGTAGGTATGAAGATCGAGTCGATATTTGAAGAGTGGGAAAAAGATTCGCAGATTGATAAGACGGATCTAGACGAAGAGTCCCTAAAGATACCAAAATTACACCATAAATACTACCGTCAGTTTGTATCTGAACGGTTGCTTTGTCGTAAGCTCGAAGCAGATATGAAACAGCTTAAACTAGAGAAGCATGAGTTTTATACTCAGGGACCAACTAAAGAGACTCAGGAAAAAGGTTGGCAGCTACCAGCAAAAGGAATGATCCTTAAGAACGATCTACCTATGTATATTGATGCGGATAAAGATATAATTGAACTGTCTCTTAAGATCGGTTACCAGTTAGAAAAAATTGATCTGTTAGAATCTATACTTAAAACATTACAGAACAGAGGCTATAATATTAAGACTGCTGTTGACTGGATTAAATTTACACAAGGCAATTAATGGATATTATTAGAATCGAGAAAGTCGACGAAGTCTATAATAAAGTTACAGCTGATCCAGGTGTTGCCTACGAGATCAACGAATACTTTACATTTGACGTCCCAGGCGCCAAATTTATGCCAGCTTATAGGAATAAGATGTGGGACGGTAAGATTCGTCTCTACAACACCATGACTGGATATCTGTATGCAGGTCTGAATAAATATGTAGAAGAGTTTGCTAGGACTCGCAACTATGATATAGAATATGCGAGTGATTTTGCTGCTGATGAATTTTCATTAAAAGAAGCAATGGATTTTATCAACAAACTACAGATACCGACTAAATTTGATCAACGTGATTATCAGATTGAGGCATTTATCTACGCAGTCCGTAATCGTAGAGCATTGATGCTTTCTCCTACAGCTTCTGGTAAATCTTTTATTATCTATCTATTGGCGAGGTATTATGATGCGAAGACTCTCATTATTGTTCCGACGACTTCTCTGGTCCATCAGATGGCGACTGACTTTACAGAATATGGATATACGAGCCCCATACACAAAATACAAGCGGGTGTCGACAAAAATGTCAATACGCAAATTACAGTCTCAACATGGCAATCAATATACAAACAACCGAAAGGTTGGTTCGATCAGTTCGAGGTAGTTATCGGTGATGAAGCTCATCTATTCAAAGCCAAATCTCTTTCTAGTATTATGTCTAAGTTACAAAATTGTCGTTATCGCTTTGGTTTTACTGGGACTCTGGATGACACACAAACACATAAACTTGTTTTAGAGGGTCTTTTTGGTGCTGTTAGACGTGTAACCACAACAGCTAAATTAATTGAGGATAAACATCTTTCTAGTTTTCTAATCAAGGCGATTGTCCTTAAATATCCAGACAAAGAGCGTCAGCTCATAGCCTCTTATGACTATCAAAAAGAGATAGATTGGCTTGTTACTCTGGCTGCTCGTAATAATTTTATCAAGAATCTAGCTTTATCCCTCCATGGCAATACACTGTTGATGTTTCAGTTTGTTGATAAGCATGGTAAAATATTATATGATATGATACAAAAAGCAACCAACCAGCCAGTGTTTTTTGTTCATGGTGGTGTTAGTGGAGATGAACGTGAAGAGATACGTAGGATCGTTTCAAAAGAAAATAATGCTATTATTATTGCTAGTTCGGGAACTTTCTCCACAGGTGTTAACATTCCTAATCTGTCTAACATTATATTTGGGAGTCCTTCAAAATCCAAGATTAGAAATTTACAATCAATTGGTCGCGTTTTACGTAAATCAGATAACAAGACTAGCGCAACATTATATGACATTGCTGATGATTTAAGCTGGAAGACTAAAAAGAATTTTACTATACTACATTTTGTTGAGCGTATGAAGATATACAATGAGGAAAAATTTGACTATAAGATATATCCTGTAAATTTGAAAGTGGAATAAATGGCAACAGCACCCAGAAAAAAGAAACAACACTACGTCAATAACAGAACACTCTTTGAAAAGATGCAAGAGTATAAGGCTGCTAGGATATTAGCAGAATCTGAAGATAGACCTCCTCCTAAGATTCCTAGATATATCGGAGAGTGTTTATTGATGATCTGCACCAAATTAGCAACCAAACCTAATTTTTCTGGGTATACATATAGAGACGAGATGGTGGCTGACGGTATAGAAAACTGTATCGCGGCAGTTGATAATTTTGATCCAGATAGATATAATAATCCTTTCGCCTATTTTACACAGATCGCATGGAATGCTTTTATCCGTAGGATTAACAGAGAAAAGAAGCAGTCTTATATTAAACATAAGAATTATCAGAACAATTATCTGATGAGCGATCAACAAATGGAATCTATTACAACAAATGAATATTCTGATGACTTAATTAAATCTTTTGAAGATAAGATGGTAGTAAAGAAACCTGCTACTACCAAAAGATCTGGTGTTGAATTATTTGCAAATGGAGATGTTAAGAGTGAAAATAGCGTTAATAACTGATACGCATTGGGGTATTCGTAATGATAATTCTGCATTTATGGACAATAGCAAAAAGTTTTTAGATGATGTCTTTTTTCCACGACTTAGCTCTATGGGTGTTAATCATATCATCCATCTTGGTGATATTGTTGACCGCCGTAAGTATATCAATTTTCTTACTGCGAAGCGTCTTCGTGATGATTTTCTTGATCCTCTTGAAACTATGGGAATCTCTATAGACATCATTGCTGGTAACCATGATGTTTATTATAAGAATACAAATGAAGTAAATGCGCTTGAGGAGTTGATTAATGGGAAATACAAAAACGTCCGCATCTTTACGGAGGCTAGTACTGTCGCTCAGAAAGATGATACACCGATACTATATGTCCCTTGGATCAACAACCAAAACCGAGCAGACACTCTCAAAGAAATACAAGATTCCAAATCACAAATCGTTTTGGGGCACCTTGAGCTTGAGGGTTTTCAAATGTATAGAGGATCTGCTGTCTCTCATGGAGATAGTCCTGATCTCTTTGGCCGCTTTGATCTTGTGTGCTCTGGTCATTATCATCATAAGTCCACTATTGGTAACATTCATTATCTTGGCTCTCATTGCCAGTTTACATGGAGTGACTATGACGATCCTCGGGGGTTCCACATCCTCGACACCGAAACAAAAGAGTTGACTTTTATAGAGAATTTATATAGAATGTTTAATAAGGTCTGGTATAATGATTCTGATAAGACTATATCAGACGTGTTAGATCATGACTTTGATCAATATAAGAATCAGATCGTAAAGGTTATCGTAACAAATAAATCTAATCCTTACTGGTTTGATATGTTTATTGAGAAATTAGAAAAGGTTGGGACTCTAGAGATGCAGATCGTGGAAGATAATCTTAATCTTTATCTTGAGAGTGATGATGATATCATCAATGAAGCTGAAAGCACCCTAGATATATTCAACAAATATATTGATCAGTATGACGGTAATACTATCAATAAGAAAAAACTGCAGACTACGATTACAGATCTATACAATGAGGCATTGACCGTAGAATGATTGTATTTAAAAAATTACGCTGGAAGAATTTTCTTTCTACTGGTAATGTATTTACTGAAATAGATTTAAACAAACATAATACGACTCTTATTATCGGCGAGAATGGTGCTGGAAAGTCAACCATTCTTGACGCATTGTCATATTCTCTGTTTGGTAAACCTTTCCGTAAGATTAAGAAACAGCAGATTATCAATTCTATAACCAAGAAAAACTTGATGGTAGAAGTTGAGTTTTCTATTGGTCCAAATAACTTTAAGATTCGTAGGGGTAACTGGCCGACTGTATTTGAAGTATATCAGAATGATGAGCTTCTGAATCAATCCGCAGAGATGAAAGATTATCAGGAGGTATTGGAAAAATATATCCTGAAGATCAATCATAAGTCATTCTGTCAGGTAGTCGTGTTGGGTTCGGCTACGTTCCTGCCATTTATGCAGTTATCTACTGGTTCTCGCCGAGAGATTATTGAAGACCTGTTAGATCTTCAAATATTCACGACTATGAATAATCTATTGAAAGATAAGATTACTGATAATAGAGATAATATAACTGATCTACAGTATAATCAGAAATCAGTACAGGAAAAGATTAAACTTATCCGCGAACATATGTTAGAGATGCAAAATAACAATGATGTTATCATTGC